TTTCTTATGTAGTAATAAAAAATGAAACCATATATGATATTAACTATATACAACACGCTACAAAGTACAAACATCATTTACCGACAAATCCGTCGATATAATTGGTAAAGGGTTAAAGGGTTAAAAAGAACGAGAGATAAAAAGCACTAGATTGTCGGAAAATATTGCCAGTCCAAAGATTTACATATTAAATACCAGGTCGCGTCGTTTTGACGCTGTTTTTCAATATCTTTTAATGTTGTAATATACGGCAAATACTGGGTCTGATCCAATAGAACACATAATTGATGTAATATATAACTATAGGAAAGAAGGTTCGTACGATTCGCAGGACAATATATAGAAAATTTCGGCTGGATCTCAATAAAAAGAACACACAACGTCTCAATCAATGTTTCACTCATAACCGGCGGTTTAACACCGAAAATCGAATTGATATATTGTATGTGTTCAAAGTATTTATTTAAACAGAGTTTACGCAATATGTCCCTCATTATCTCGTAATTCAACTTCGAAAGGTCAGTAATTCGCTCTTTTTTAATTCTAGCACGTATCATATCTATCACTTCCGGTGGAATCTGTGTTGTTTCCTTCGCTTGAAACTGCGATAATATTTCTTTGAAATGGTTCAGACGAATATAAGCAGTATAAGATATTTCATTTGGTGGTTCCTTATTAAACGGTTTTGATCCATCCACAATATGCATAACAAATTTGCCACATTTAGGATTATTACATATTAATATTCCTTCTTCTTCTTGATGAATAAATTCACCTACCTCGCAATAATGACATATATCCATCGCAACCGCGTAATTCTTTATATTCAGTATTTCACCATTTACATTTTTCCAGTAATTTTGATATATATATTTGGATACGTTGTATTTTTCATTGTTTTCAATCGTCTCTTCCTCGTTATTAGTGGTTTTAATTTTAAAGAAGTTGTTTAATATATTGGTATTTTGATTCCCACCTCCAGTAGAAATGTTTTTCTTTTGTTCGAAATAATGGAAAATACATTTCGCATTTTCTAAATAATATTTCTTCTTTTTCATTCTCATTTCTTTGATTTCCGCTTTTTTCTCCATAATTCGATCATAAGTTTCTAAATATTTATCTATATTGGTAACATTTGATGGAGGCGTGGGAGTAAGCGTAATAACATTGACGTGGGGATCATTCTCATTAGTGTTGTCTTCTTCCAAATGAAGAAAACTTACTAACACCATTTTCAATTTACGTATTTCCTTTAGCAATTTTGGTATTTTTTCGGTTTCATTTTTTTCAAATAACTCCAATAACTCAATATGCTTTTCATTAATTGTATTGGGCTTTTTCGATTTTGTTTCTTTAATTTGTGTCGACGGTGGTTGATGAGAAATGGAGAGTGTGTGGGTGTTATTCATTTATACTTTTTCTAAATTATATTATTAATTTTATAATATAGTTTTTATGTCATTACAGAAAAAAATACATGCTTGTCCAGAAACAGTATATGGTTAATAATTTATCATCATAAATATATATTATTAATGAGTTCTAAAAATTTTTTTTTAATTCGTAAATCATGGTTTCCTTCTAAGAATACGAAACGAAATGAAAAATTTATTGAAAATAGAGAAAAATATTTGAAATTAAATGATGCTTCATCAAAGGCTTCATCAAAGGCTTCATCAAAGGCTTCATCAAAGGCTTCAGCAAAGGCTTCATTAAAGGCTTCATTAAAGGCTTCATCAAAGGCTTCATTAAAGGCTTCACCAATGGAGGCTTCACCAATGGAGGCTTCACCAATGGAGGCTTCACCAATGGATGTCAGTTCACCGTCACAAATGGACGATTCAAAATCAATAGAAGATAATACTAATTTTGAATCGGATATTATTATGCCGTTATCTAAAAAAAATAAAACATCTAAAATGATACACCGTTTTAAAGAAATAATACCCTCTACTATTAAAGAATGGATGAAAATAACTACCATACCAGATGATATTGCTAGGTGTGATTCTATATTAAGAAATAGACCAAGTGATAATAAGTTTTTAAATAATTTAATAAATGAACGTAATTCAACAAGTTGTTTTATGCAAGTTATTTATGGTGATGCCAGTATTAAACATCATATAAATGAAATAAAAAAAAAAATAATAGAATATAACGCTAGAGAATTAGGTTTTATGGTAATTTACGGGGGGACATCCTGGAATGAAAATTTTTCACAAGATAAATTAGATAAATTAGATGCAACTATAAATACGGAGAGTAAGGTAGATGAAGCACTACGAAACGTTTCATTTTTAAAAAAAAACTATGATGTCTTAGTAGCAACCTCAGATAAAGATAAAATACAACTTGCAACTTTTTTTACAAATTATTTAAATATATTAAAAGTTAAAATTAATATTGTATTAGATAGATATAATATAACATGTAAATGTAAATTAGAAACAGATATTGGAACCAGTGGAATAGGAACAATTTTAAATGATAAAAAATGTTATAAATATAGATTATTATTAGATCAATTTACTCATAATGAATCACGTGATTTTGATAAAATAGACCAATCAATATATGCTCTATTAAATACAGATGAACAAACATATATCAGCAATTACAATAAACCATCGTCACGTAGAAATAAGAAAACTGTTAAAGTACGAATTAATAGTGGATGTAATAATGAACTTGCTTTTTATATTGAATTGGGACATGATTCTACTATAGATACTAAAAAATTTAAAGATCTATTAATACATAAAGAATATTTAAATGAAACGGGATGCTTTATAATACAGTCGTTCCTTAATACAGACCGTAGAGATAAAGGGATAAATATAGATGAAATAAGACGATTTTATTGTATAAGGTCTATTATAACAAGGAGAGTATCTAATAAAGAACGTGAATATTATGATAAAATAATCGCTCCATTTAAGTTAATATTTGGTATGAATAACAATGATATAATTGAAAAAATATATTTATATGCGTTTAAAATGTTTAATGTGAAAATGTCTCAAGAAGTAACCGACGCGGGTGTGAAGACAATAAAAGAATATGATTATAATAAGTTTTTAGATGATTTTAATAATTTTTTATTGGAATCTAAACAACACAGTATACTGAGCGATGATATTTCAATACGTGAGTATTCAAATTTATTATTTATGAAAATTAATGAATATTTAATTACAAACAACTATGGGTTATTAGCAAAGGCGGGGGGAGAATGTATGAGATATTATATTAGAGACGAAAAACAAGAAATAAAAACAAAAGATTTTGATTGTAAGTTATTTATTACAAAGAAAACTGACGCCGTATCTATAGAATTAATAAAAAAAAAAATATTGCTGTTAATAGTATTTACTTCTGTATTTTTTAATAAATTGGAAAAGTTTAAAAATGTTAATAATAACTTTACGATATATTTCGCCGGTAATAAATATACTATTAATTTAAATCCTGCTAGACAATCAAACCTTTTTTCGTCAAGAGTATTGTATGATTTTAACGTCCCATTATTTTCATTAGATTTAAGAATACTATATACTATAAATATTATATCTATTACCAATAAAACAAAAAAATCTCAAATACTCTCCCTTCCCCAACATAATATTACAGGAAAAAAAAGAACTATACTTTCTAGTAAAGAAAATAGTTCTAGTAAATCAAATAATTTTCTTGATTTAGGTAAGATAGAAGTTGATTTTCCTAGTGAATCAAATAGTTCTCATGATTTACATAACAAAAGTAAAAAAATAAAATTAAAAGGGGGTGGTCAGCATATAATTAAAAATTACCTTATTGAAACACCTATAGATATTGCTATTACACCCGATAAAATAAAACAAGAAAATATAGATAAAATATTATTAAACCGGCCTGGTTTACCACCTATATTAACATTAACATATTTAAAAAAAGATGTTGAACATACATTAAACCATCCAAAATCGTATTTAAATAGACTATTTGCTGGAAAAATACAAAAAGATAAAACCCGACTTGGTAAATTAAAAGAATCAAATGATGCTATTGAATTAAATAATTCAATAGAATATATACAAGAACTAGATAAATTACCAGAGGAAGAAAGTAAAGACAGATTGTCAACAATTTTTGAGGCGTTGTTGGAGTGTGATATTGATACTAATGGCAATTATATTATCACTTATACAGATAAACCACTTAGTGATGAATATAAAGAACTTATTGATACATCTGCTATATTATCTAAAAAAGCACAAGGTGTATTGCATATAAAAAAACGTTTTAAAACTCCTTTTTCTTTAGAATTGTTAGACAAATTAATTAATAGTGATGATGATGATGATAATAGTAATGATGATAAAGCAAATGAAGAAGAAGATGCGTATTAATTAAACTGTTATATAATGTTTAATTGTTTCAAATATTTTATAAAATATAAAATATTTGGTTATTTACTAATATTTATGTTTACTTTATTTACAATTAATACTGCTAAGTATTTTTACTTGAAAAGTGTAAATGAAAGATCGTTTTTCAAAGATGCCGATGGTTTCCATCTTTTGTAAATTTCCAACGCGGTCAAACCTCCCAGGATTTGTGCTACAATATACGGCAATACAGTCATTGGAGGAATTTTACCCGCTACCGCTAAAATGATAGTAAGTGTTGAATTAACCATTCCCCCTGAAACCTTCTGTATAAACAATATAACAACCGCCAATGTTATACCTATTAATATCGCGTTTCCAGTTGCCAAAATAATGTAAATAAATACAGCCGTTCCTAAAAATTCTGCTAAATAGTTCAACATTATATATATAAGCCATAAATATCAATCATAATATATTTACACCCCTTTTCGCATCCAATACTACTTATTTAACGCATATAAGACAACCATGTGACAATTGTTAAATATTAACCATATATCGTAACACGGTCTCTCGATGAAAATAAAAATAAAGAAGTAATTGAAATAAAGTAAATTAGAAATATAATTATTACTAAAATCCACGAAATAATAGGTGTTACATACGCACAAATTCCATTTAAAACCACCGTAAACAACAATACATATAAAATCTGAACAACCAAGACAAAGACATTATTATTTACATCGCATTCATAATCGCCTAAACAATAAACACTTGTATTACCCACATTTTGTAATATAAATATAATAAGTATTATCGATGAAACAACTAAATAAAACATCGCGGGAGAACATAATGTAAAATCCATTATATATATTTTACTTCGAAACCAAAGTTGAAAAAAAAGGCGGAATTATTTAACTACAAATGTTATTTGGTAAAAGTATCTTATATATACACCTTACCAAATGGTAGGTTACTGGAAGATAGTCCTGAAATTTGTAACGCCCCACCATTTGTTCGAGTACTAGTTTTATTTGGATATGTATACCCACCATTTTGATTACATGGACAACCACCACGTGCGTTTACATACCTTCGGGTTGGTGTTCTTTTACCAATAACCGGTTTCTTTAATGTTTGAAATCGGCGTTTGTTTAATGACGATTGATAACGTCGTTTTTTTAATGATGGTTGAAATCGACGTTTTAATTTTCCGCCAGTTATAATACCGGAACAGTTACCACATCCAGCCGTCATTTTATTCATATATACCATATTATTGAAAATATATTATCTCAGATAGGTGTGTAATATTGAATAATATTTTTAAGGTTTATTAGAAACAACCGTAAATTAAACATCTAACATCATCTATGATATAGTTTTAATCAATGTACGTATTAAACAAATAAGTCTTTAACGACGGATTTGTCGGTAAATGTGCTGTGAGGTTTGTAACGGGTGTATATAATTACTTCTATATACAAAAAATGAAAAAAGTTCCGAAATGGCAAACGGTTAACAAAAAATATACATTTACTACAAAACTCTTTATTCTATTTTACAAATATTATAACGTCTATGTTATTCTATATCAACATGTGTAAGCATATGGCGACGGCAACATACATTATTTAACCCCAACATATCGAGGACTTCACCCTCTGCGGTTTTTTTCATATTTTCTTTGGTTAAATATACGACCTTATTAATATCTTTTGATTCTGCTAATTTCTTTTCTTTGACCCGTTCCAAGAACCAACGGTATTTATCGGCTAAAACATTTCCACAAGTAAAACATTTAATAGGAATAATCATATTTGTATAACTGTGTACTTAATATATAGTATTTATTTATAATCAATTTTTTATATTATGGTTTTTCGGGAGGAGGAATTTCATTACCGAAAAATTGATCGTATAAATACAAATTATAAATACATACATAAATTACAAAACTCCGAAAATGATTAAATGCCACGGAATAACGCCTAGCGGTAATGGTTGTGTTCGTTATGGAATAAATAATAGCAATTATTGTCTATCTCATCAATATTTCACGGAGTATACCGCCGAAATGTTAGAATCACTTCAGCAGTGTAAATTGTGTAAAACAATGCGATTTATCAAAGAAAACGAAGATAAATGTGATGTTTGTATAAACTCAATTGTAAAGTGTGCTTACGAAGATTGTAAGTTTAAACGATCAACCGAAAATAAATATTGTAAAAAACATCAAATTGGATTATTCTTAGACGAAGTCAAAGAAGAAGGGAAAAAAGTTTGCTACCAATACATACGCGGTTGTCGTTCTAAATTAGATATTGATTATAAATTCTCTAAATGTGAAAAATGTTTAGAAAATGAAAGAAAAAAAGATCACGCAAAACGTAATGCTGTAAAAATTGCGGTTGTATCTAATCCAAATAATCGTATATGTGCCACGTGCTGTATTGAACAGTCGAAAGACGAATTTGTGGGTGAAAAGGAATCTAAAACAGAAACAAAAACTTGTTTAAAATGCCGAACAAGTCAAAAAATACAAGACGAACATCGCGATAGAGAACACCGTAATGAATTGGCACGAGTAGCAAGTAAAAATCCCGAACGAATCGCAGTAAAAGATAAATGGCGAGAAAATAATTATGAAAAGGTCACCGAAACTTGGATGAAGTCGCGCGACAAAAGAGCTGAAACAATGGGGGTAGATGAATTTTTAAAAAAAAATGCGGAAGATGCTAAAAAGTGGCGTGATAATAACCCCGATAAATGTAAGAAATATAATGAAAAAAAGAAAAATAGTACGGATCTTCAATATATGGTTTATTGTCGAAGTGCCGAATATAAAAACCTAAAATTTGAGTTATCTAAAGATGAATATAAATCTATTGTTCAAAATCCGTGCCACTATTGTGGTTTATTTAAAGAAGAAAAAGACTTTAGTGGAATTGATAGAAGAGACCAAACATTAGGGTATATTGTTAGTAATTGCGTTCCTTGTTGCGAAATGTGTAATTTTATGAAAAAGTCGTTAAGTGAAGATGTGTTTATCAAGAGAATAGAGCATATATTATTATATAATGGTTTAATAAATTGCGGTGAATATTACTATGAATTGTTTACAAATCACAATTCTATATCATATAATCGATATAAAACAAGTGCTACAGTGAAACAATTTGATTTTCAAATTACTGAAAAACAATTTCATAACTTAACTTGTGGAAATTGTTATATTTGTGGAAAAATACCAACTAATATACATAAAAATGGAATAGATAGATTTAATAGCAGTATAGGGTATGTATTTGAAAATTGTCGATGTTGTTGTGGTGAATGCAACTACATGAAAAATAAATATGAATATAGATTGTTTATGGATAAATTAAAAGTTATATATAAATATTATTATGGTAAACCATCTGTTGAGGAAAATATAACTCAGAATATTGATTCTGATGAAAATAAACATTCAGACGAAACGAATCACTTCGATAATCCAGACAAATTAGATGAAACGAATCAGTTGGATAACCCCGACAAACTAGATGAAACGAATCAGTTGGATACCCCCGACAAACTAGATGAAACGAATCAGTTGGATACCCCCGATAAATTAGATGAAACGAATCAGTTGGATAACCCCGATAAATTAGATGAAACTTCTAATTCAAATGGAAATGAAAATACTATTATAACAAAAATAGTAAAAAAGTCAAAAGAACAAATTAAAGAAGAAGCCAAAATTAGAAAACAAAAACAAATTGCGCGATTAAAAGAAACAATTGGAAACGAAGAATACCGAAAAAAAAGAGCACATGAAAACGCGTTAAAAAGACAAACAATGATAGATGAAATAGGAGAAGAAGAATATAAAAAAATTAAAAATGAAAAAATGGCAAAATATAGACAAATTAAAAAAGATAAATTAAATAATCAAACGGAAAAAATTGGCGAGACATAATTTTGTTTAACCATTTATCGATTATATCGGCAAATTTGTCGGTAAATTATTTACTTGTTTTGTAATATAGTTTATATTAATACCATATACGGTTTAATTTTTTATTTCTACATAAGACCGTTGGACTTTTTAAAAAGTCATACACGGCAAAGGGTTAACGATTTAATCCTCTCGAACTCGTTAAAGTTTTTTATTATTTGTATAGGTTGTATAAGATGCTACCTCATATATGGTTTAAAATATTTTAAATATAAGCAAAATATTTTATTTTTGTATAATTATTGAACACTTTAAAAGTTAAATTATTATATTACATTGTGAAGTATGTCACACTCAATTATTAAACCGTACATTATACGGCATAATGTAATAGATCACAACTAATTTGAGTACGCCACACCGGCCATTCCACTCATAACCCTCAAAATGTTATAGTTCACAGCATAGACACGAACCTTGGCGGTAGCAACACCGGCAACGGCTCCAGCGGAAAGAACCAATTGAAGAACGGCATTATCGATACGCGAGAAGTTACATGATCCACTTGGTTGGTGTTCCTCGGGACGAAGGGCAAAACTGTAAACATTAATACCAGTATCAGGATTTCTGGTATGGTGCTGGTAAGGCTGGACAACGTCGAAATATGAACCTTCGCGCTCGGAGAAGCGATCCTGTCCATTAAGTTGGAGCTTAGCGGTAACAACCGGATTCTCTCCCCAGCAGTGCATATCAAGGGCAGTTTCAGAAAGAACAAATGTTCCCGCATCACTGACATATGAGCCACTGATATTACCTCCCTGAGGTGCGAATGGTTGATCAACGCTTGTAGCGGAATTGTTAATACCATACCACTCTTGGTTGAGGTTTAGTGAAACGCCACCAGAAGTAGCGTCAGTAGCACCGGGCATCTGGAAAAGACCATTTGATGCGATAAATGCGTTAGAACCAGCAGTTTCAGATGGACCACCGAACGCGTGGATTGCGTTAGGTAGGGCATCAATTGCGTCAGTGTAGTTAAAAGGTTGTGCTCCAAGAGTGCGGAAAAGGATTTGAGAAGCGTCAAGAGAACTACAGTAATCGACGTTGGCATCTGGCTGAACAACCCATATAAGTTCCTTAACCGGGTGGTTAAAGTTGAGTTTAATTTTATTGGAAGAAGAACCGACACTTTCATCACCCGTGAACTGGAGCTGTTCTATCAAATACTCGTGAGGATTCTGTGCCATCTTACGTCTTTCGTCAGTATCCAAAAAGATGTAGTCAACATAAAGAGAGGCGGCAACCAAAGACTGCTGGTAAGCACTAGTGACAGAGGCAGTTCCCGAAGTGTTGTATAGAGATCCAACCGCCCACAAACACTCACCAATAGGACGAATATCAAGATTGATCTTAACCTCGTGGTACTGTAGTGCGATCAAGGGGAGAGAAAGTCCAGGGTTCTTGGAAAACCAGAAAAGAAGAGGAATGTAAAGAGTGGTCTCGGGAAGAGCGTTACGAGGGGCACACACTTGAGAAGGACCACTTGCCGAAGAACAAGGTCCAGAAACGTTGGCAAAAGTGGGGTCAGTAATGTAAGTAAGTGCGGTGGTATTTCCAATCATCTTGTAGTATCCGCGCTGTTGCTCCTTGGTTAGAGTAACCTGATTCCAGATATGCATCCAGTCACCATATTGTCTATCGATTCTTTGACCTCCAATCTCGACCTCAACTTGAGCAACCAACTGCTCACCAATGAAATCCAACCAACGGGCGTAGACACCGTCCGTAAAAGAACCGGAATTGTTCTTCAAGAATTGGTTAATTTCAGGAAGAGTCACCTGAAGATAAGTACGGTAACACAAGTCTCCATTTCGGCTAATTGTGCAAGTCACGCGACGACCAAAATCGGCTTGTCCCTGGAACGTCTGCTCAATAGATTCCATCGCAAAGTTTGTATGACGACGGTAAGACACCTTCCAAAAAGTTATTTCAGGAGTACCCGTAAGAAAAACATCCTGTGCGCCATAGGCTACGAGTTGCATAAGACCACCAGCCATTTTTCTTTAATATACTATATCAAAGAAAATAAAATTTGAAAAATAAATATTTTTTCCTAAAGATAAAAATTAATGGTAAAAATATAAAAAGATTTTTGAAAAAAAAATCAAATAAATTTAACTTGTAAATTTCAGTATTAACCCTTATTTGAAACAAGCATTTTATAAAATTCTAATTTATAGGAATTTATAAAATAATTAAATACCATTAATGGTAACACAATATATTATTGTAAACGCCGTTTTTAATTAATGTGCGGATTTGCACGTTAAATCAAATAAGGATTAACTTTTAACATTTTACCTGCGTTATAACATATCAGAAACCATATATCGTATCATATAAAATATATACAAATAATAAAAAACATTATCCCTTGAATCCGTGGATTAAATCATTATAGTGTTAACATACACACCTCGTTTATTAGATAAAAACCCTTATTCGGGTGAAGATGAATATATTAATAGATCTTTATCAAAAAATGAGTAATATTATTAAATTAAAAAACGAATTGTAAATGAAAACTTAGTGTTTATAGAAACCATATAAAGAAATAACACCCCACATATACAATATATAAACCCTATAAAAATGACATATAATTCTTCTAATCTTACCACTCAAAACCTCCTTTTGTTTGAAAATCTCATGTCCTTTTTTAAAGAAAATGACCATTTACAGAAAATGTCAAATATAATAAATGGTAACTCGCGCCTTTCTTTGCGAATCATAGACTGGTTTGTAACAAATTATGCGAAGAAAAACGACATAATATACCGTAACCCATATTCCCAATCAAAATACAATCGTAGTTTTCGTGTATATAATGAATATAAATTAAAATTAAAGGCATATGGGAAAATCAAGTTCGATCCGTTTTGTCGATGGACAAGAATCACTATTCCATATGACAACGACCATTATATGGAAACTACGATTGGACAATTGAATTTTTTTAAATGGTCTATTGAAAATAGCATATTGGAATATATCGAAGAAAATTATGAAAAAATCGAAGCCGATATGAATACTCGTAACAGCACTTCACGCCGTAAAAAACAGTCGCTTACAGAAGATGAGGCAAACGACTCTTCTTCATCCATTGTTCTTAACACCACCGAAAAAACAACCACTCGTAAAAAACGGGAAGAATTATCCGTTTCCGCGTGTAAATGTTTAAAAACGGAAACAATGGAAGTCATCTTACATTTTTAATTTACTAATATTACCATTTATAAAACCGTCCGGGTTCTACTATATATTAACTCTTTTACGATTTAATCCACTGATGTCAGTGTTAATGAGTTTATTATTTGTATAGATTGTATAAGATAATACACTATATAGGTTTCAAATAGTTAATATATGTAAACTATCTGATACTTTGTAGAATTGTTGAATCGTAAAAGGGATATATGTAATAAATTCTATAAATATTATATATTATATAATTTATATGTCTAATTCTATTTACGATACAAACCCATTAAAAGAAAGCGAGTCTTTAGAACTGGAACAAAGGCTTTTAACAAGTGTAAATATCCAATTTGACTATTACCCAATAACCTGTCGTGATATTCAAAAAACGCCAAACGCAATACACTCTATATACCGTGGAAACGCAAACCACCCAAATATTATATTAAATAATAATGAATATTTTCCGACTTATTACCAAAGTTCCGAATTAGCAATATATAGTAAACTACACGACGGGAAACATCAAGCTGAGTTAATTATCAAACATACACCTGTTTCGGGTAATATAATACCTGTATATCTTTGTTTCTTTATCAATTCACTCCCGGACAACTCCAATAAACCTTCTACTCCATCCTCATCTTCTCTCGTTCGATCGATAAACGCAATTATTCAATCAACCGAACCACTAGACGTTGATATATCCCCGTTACTGACACCTTATACCTTTACAGAAAAATCGAATAAAGATATACAAATTACATGGAAGATATATGAAACGGTAAATAATAACGGTAAATGTATGGTTGTTTTAATTGACAATCCATTCTATCTTGACAAAGAGTTAATTAAACAAATACCACAAAACAAAACCCAACCGTTTAAGGTGGTAAACACCGTTATAAAAACAAACCAAACAGTTGAGGCGTTTGAAGACGTTAAAATAGATGGTAGTGATAACACGGCTCTGGCTTTAAGTGTAGGAACGAATAATAATGTAATGACGTGTGATATGATACCAGATACTGAATATGGAGATATAAACGTGGTTCAAATGCCGATACAAATTGGTAAAGATAAAACAGATACTTTATATTTTTTAAATGTACTTGTTTATTTATGTGTGTCTGTAGCACTTTTAGCGATGGGGTTTTACGGAAGTCCAATACTATTTGATATATGTATTCGTAACATTGCTAAGTTACGCCCCGATTATGATCCGAATTACAACAGTACATATATACTATTTTTAGTGGGCTGGATTGTTATATTTACTGTGATTACATTTTTATGTTTATATTTTGGTGTATCAGGAAAAACAACGGACATAATATTAACAACAATTGGTGTATTCTTTGGATTTGCTACTGTAATTACTGTTGCTGGAATACGTACGAATTCAGAATTTATTAAAAAAATTACATAACCCCGATGATTTCAGGGTTAATGATTTATTATTTTAATCGGTCAATATAATATACTTATACTATATGTGGATTCAAATATTTTAAAATAGGTAAAATATTTGATCTTTGTAAAATGTCGTAAATGTTAACGGGTTAAAAATATCCCTAGCAGGTATGTCCGGGTTCTAGTACCATCGACATTTACACGAATAACGGTTATCCCGTTTGATAAATTATTTATATGTTTATTTGACTTGCGTTATGTATATTTTCGCTAACTGGTTGAAAAGCTCCTCCAATAATTTTTTCTTTTTCATTTGTCAAACGTCCATCCACAAAATTAGTTTCCCCTATCGGAGACATTTTATGGACAATAATTTCCTCCAATGTTTTCTCCTGTGGTGGATTCATTTTACGCATTTTCTCGTCTTTCATAACTTGAGTCGGTGTATATTCAATATAAGCTGTTTTACCAGTTACACGTGAACTTCTTCTTAATAATTCATAAGCAACAAAGATATACAAAACACCTAATATGGGATTAACGTAGGCAAAAAGAGCTACAGTAATTAAAAACAGACCGACGATTCCTAAAGGGGTTTCAACAAATTTAGCGATAGGTTCAGGAATATTAACAGGTAAAACCAAATACAAAATAAAAGAAACCAATAAAACGTATTCAAACGGCGAATTAAAATATTTCATTTTATATATATTCAAGAAGAATAAAACACGCAAAAATAAATATATTGAGAAACCATACGTTCTACAGAACAAGTAAGTTCACGTAACTTTATCATTCATAGAGTGATGTAAACCAGTAATAATATAAAAAATATGTTTAAATATTATTATTCGAGCTAAAATAGTCTCATTATCATTTTAAATATTTAAAATAATGTCAAAGAAACAGGTATTTAAAAAAAAGAATACCTTAACACATCAATCACTTCCCCCTCCCCCACTCCCAACCTTGACTGATGAATTAAAAACGACAATCACGAAGAATTCTTATTTGGGGCAAAAGGGGTATACAATTCCCAAATCCATTCTCCCACCGGAAGAATTAAATATATTATATAACGAACTTTGTTTAATACCAACGATTGAAACACCCATTACAGGAAATCCCCCCCAATTACCCATACATGTTTTCAAAGAAAACTCAAAAAAGATTTATATACCACGTTTTTACGGTATTAAACGTTATGGTCTTCCAGAAAAAAGCGAAATTGGAAACACTGTTGAATTGATTAATATATCATTCGTAAAGACATTGCGTGATTACCAAAAAACAGTTGTAGAAACCTATATAAATAAAGTAAAAGTCCCCATTTGTGGAGGGACAACCGTGATTCAAGATGGTGGTGGTGGTATATTGTCACTATATACAGGGGCGGGTAAAACTGTCTGTGCTATAAAAATTATTTCTATTATTCAAAGAAAAACACTTATAATTGTCCATAAAGAATTTCTCATGAATCAATGGATAGAAAGAATCCGTGAATTCACACCTGACGCACGTATAGGACGTATCCAAGGACAAACATTTGATATTGAAAATAAAGATATTGTATTGGCTATGATGCAAACACTATATAATGAAGAAAAGACGTTCGACCTAACGTCATTTGGACTTTGTATAGTAGATGAAGTTCACCGCATAGGTAGTTCACAGTTTCATAAATGTCTCTTTCAAATACAAACACCGTTTTGGCTCGGTATTTCGGCAACAGTAAAACGTAAAGATCAAATGGAAAAATTAATATATATGTTTATGGGAGATATAGTATATTCGATTGAACGTAAAGGAGATGATTTCGTCAGTGTTCGTGGAATCGATTACACGAGCGATGATGAGGATTATAATGAAGTTATAACAAATCATCGTGGAGAAATAGCTTATTCCACCATGATTTCAAAAATATGCGGATATGAACCAAGGAGTGATTTTATCATAAGAGTTATAGAGAATCTTATTGCTGAAAATGGTAAATCTCAAATACTACTATTAAGTCATATTCGCTTAATGTTAGAATATATTTATAACAAATTGGTTGAAAGAGGTATTTCGACCGGGTTTTATGTAGGTGGAATGAAACAACGCGATTTAGATGAAACGGCAAATACAAAACAAGTCGTATTGTCAACGTACATGATGAGTAGTGAGGCATTAGATATACCTACTCTTTCAACCCTAGTATTGGCTTCGCCTAAAACAGATATAATACAATGTGTTGGACGTATTTTGCGTAAAAAACACGATACACCTATAATTGTTGATATTGTTGATTCTCATTCAACATTCCAAAATCAATGGACAAAACGAAAGGCATACTATAAAAAGTGTAATTATAAAATACAAAAGACTAAAAAGGAACAATATTTAAAAGTTGAAAACGCAATGTCATACACAAGTGACGAAAAGCAAAACTTACTTATATGGAAAACATTATATACACCTAGCTTTTTAGAAACCGATTCTGAAAAGAAATACACGGACGATGAAAATTCTTTAAAAACAATGGATATACCAATCGGTGTATGTTTATTAACAAACCTGTAAGATTATTTTTTCAATAATATCTATTGCCATATAATCGATTTTTGACATATTGAACAATTTTTTCTTGATTTTTGTCTATTTTTGGGGGTATACCCTTTACCTCGCCCCTTGCCCCTGCTTCTGCTTCTGCCCTTGCTCCTGCTATATTTGGGTTTATACCCTCTACGACGAGCCCCACCGGACAAGGTAGGGGCATAATTTGTTGAAATCGCACTATCACCACTTTCATATAAAGCAGTATTACCTCCTACCGAGGAAGGATATGGTTGAGACATTACTCCCCCAATTGTTGTATTATAAGGTTGATTAATGGATGTACCCGTTCCACTTGACATTATATATTATATAATATATATTATTTATAGGGTACGGGGTGTGTTTGTATGGCTAATACGAGTATAAACCACCCAATTTTCTACTTATCAAAAAAAATTGATTGTAATAAACCAGGTAAATAATAATATAAATATATACTAATTTATATTATTAACTTTATTAAATGTCATATACAGATATTTCTATTAAGAATGTTGCTCAGGACGAAGAAAATGATATATTACGCTTTACTCTTTCAAATTTGAACGTGAGTTTTGCCAATGCTCTTCGGCGAATTATTTTATCAGAAATACCTATAAATGTGATTCGAACTGAAAATAAAGATATTAATCAATGTACTATTAATGTTAATACCGGACGTCTTCACAATGAAATTGTTAAACAACGCTTGAGTTGTATTCCTATCCATTTAACAGATTTAGAACTTTTACCTGAAAAATATGAATTGGAGGTTAAAGTCGAAAATACGACTGAAAATATAATATTTATTACAACCGCAGATTTTCGTATTCGAAACAAAACAAACGGCAACTATTTAACAAAAGAACAAACGATGGAAATATTCCCCCCAAATCGTAAAACGAACCAATATATAGATTTCTTAAGATTAAGACCTAAAATAGGAGATAATATTCCTGGTGAAAAATTAGAATTAACCGCTGGGTTTTCAGTAAGCAACGCCCGTGAAAATTCAATGTTCAATGTGGTTTCTATATGTTCTTATTCAAATACACCCGATTTAGAAAAAATAAACGAAAAATGGGAAGAGCATAAGAGTAGTTTAACCGAAACGGAGGAAGATATTGAATTTCATCGTCGTAATTTTCATATATTGGATGCTCAACGTTATTTCGTAGGAAACAGTTTTGATTATGTTATTCAAACCATTGGTATTTATTCAAATATTGATATTGTGAAAAAAGGATGCGAAATCTTAATGAACAAGTTTAAACAACTGACTGACGAAATTGACGCAAACACCCTTCTGATTGTAAATACAAACACCACCCTCGATAATTGTGTGGATGTTATTTTGGAAAATGAAGATTATACTGTAGGTAAGGCATTGGAATTTGTATTGTATGATAAATATTATATAAATGAAAAACGATTAGTATATTGTGGATTTAAAAAGTTTCATCCTCATGATACACAAAGTGTTATACGATTGGCGTTTTCAACGCCGACTGAAAGAAATGATATATTGGGAGTTTTAAAAGATTCGGTGACAGAATGCCATAAAGTATTTACTGCTATTAATGAATTGTTTTAATCACATGAACCGTAAGTTCGTTAATACCTTGTATAGTTGATACCTTGTATAGTTGATACCGTGTATAGTTAACACCTTGTATAGTTTCATTTTTTTATTATTGTATAAAAAATGAAAAAAGTCTAGAATGGGTAATAAAAAGCATTTGGAGAAACCGTAGGTTTCATAAAAGGGAAGGGGCGTCCGGGGAAACCGTAGGTTTCCTGGAAGGGGATCCGTAGGTTTCATAAAAGGGAAGGGGCGTCCGGGGAAACCGTAGGTTTCCCGGATTTCCCGGATTTCCTGGAAAATTGATTTAAAGACATTTCATTATATAGAGTTAGCAATACATAATACATTTAATATCATTTATTAATATCCGTTATTATGGAAAAAATGGATAAAGCAATAATTACTCATACCGACGAATATTTTATTAAATTTAAATCAGATATTCAAAAAAAAGCAATTGAATTATCTTTCAATGAAAAAGATAAACTAAACGATCTATTGGAATTCATGTTTGAATACGAAAAACTAACATTCAATAAAGATATTTTTGTAAAGAAAAAACAACAGAAAACTACGGGAAGCGACTTTGTTCCAGTTGTTTTTCCAGATGAAGAGAGATGTATTGCCGACAGAAAACAAGGTGATCGTTGTACACGCAAACGAGTAAAAGGAAATCTATATTGCGGAACTCATTGTGTAAAATACAATTCATCAACGACAACGGCAGTATCGAGTAAAACTAACGAAGATGGAGAAAAAAAACTCCCGGCAAACAACAAAGAAAAAAAACACAACCAAGTAGAAGTTATTGCTCACGAAATACAAGGAATAATTTATTATATTGATAAAGAACTAAATGTATATAATACAGAAGATATATTTAAAAATATTAATAATCCACAAATTATAGCAAAAGCAGTTCAAATAAGCCATAATGTATTTTCTATTCCTTCCTTGGGTCTATAGATGTTATTTATTACATAGAATAATATATTTAGTAAAAGTTTAATATTGTTACAAACTTCAAATATATTATTCTATGTAAAAAATAAATATACAACTAAAAGATTTTACTAACTATATATTCTTTCACAAATGAAGTTATTTTAATTTGTTTTTCAGTATTGTCTTTGTAATTTTTTACTCCAACATATCTTCATCCCCGTTATCAATCCAACTTTTAACACGACGAGGATGTATTGCCTCTTTTATTAAATCTTCACGTAAAATATCCATATGTTGTTTCATTCTTTCATAGTCATACTCAAATATATATGGTTGTTCTAACAAATAACTGATGTTTGTTTTTCCACTTTTTACATCCGCCATATATACATATTCATACTTATCAAATAGTTCAAGCACACGAGGGTTAGTATTAAATGATAACGCAAACCACGATATATTTTTTATATTTAATTCAAATAATTCGAACGCTAATGGGTTCGAATTATAGCAAAAGTTAAACCAATTTATTTTTTCGGGATTGAGAATTAATAATTCAACCACCTTAGTATTTGAATTTAATGAAAGTGCTTCCCAATCTATTTTATCTGGATTGGCTAATATCATTTCTACCGCTTCAGATGCGGGATTTTCACATAATCTTTTCCAAATTATTTTATCTGGATTGGCTTTAATCAATCTCATCGCTGATGGGTTTTCGCATAAAGAAGGCCAGTGTATATTTTCAGGGTTTTTTTCCAGTAAATCGATCGCTTCTGGTGATGGATTTTGTGATAAAGACAACCAGTATATTTTTTTGGGTTTAAGTTTTAAAAGTTCCACTGCTTCAGGGTTTCGGGATAAGTGGATCCATGATATATTGTATTTATCTAACTTTTTTTTAATCGTAGTTTGTAAAGAGATAATAGCAATAGGGTGGGTATTTTTAGAGAAATAAATCCAATCAATATCATGCTGATTCTCAGACAGCATCGTATACGCATTCGGGTTTGCCGACAAGTGACTCCGCCATTTATTATTATTAATTTTATATTGTAGCAACATACTTACAACAGACTGTTTTAATTTCATTGGTAAGTACATCTTAAATATGTATTATTGAACTGATTAGTGTAATTACCTATTATAACTATTTAATCAATTTTATGTTATTTAATTTACTTATTTTACAAAATTAATTAGTTTGTTTATATCTTATATTATTTTACGAACTATACGTTCTTTTACAATTTCTTCGCGATTCTCCATTAAGAAAGAACTTACTTCCCCCGCCTTTGATGTATCGTCTTTGTAAAAGTCGTTCAATAATTGTAATAATGTCTTCTTTGAAAGTGGTTTTTTTATGTTGGATTTTTTATATAATATACAACCATCATTAATATCAAAACAATCCAAATTATTAGAACGCATTATTTCAATTAACTTTGCGGTTAATGTTTTATTTGCGGTTTTACGCATATTTTGTTGTTCTTTGAGTTTGCGTATTTCATTGTCATTCTTAACCCATTCACGGATAATAGATACCAATATATCTTTATTGATTGTATTTGAAGAAGGAGTGTCGCCTTTTACTTCCACTGTAGAAGATGAAATGTCAGAAATACAATCTTCTTCAGTCATTAGTATAAATTTAAATATTATATATTATTTATATACCTTTTATAAGGAATGAATTTTTTATTTAATAAATTACAACAACCATCACTCCAATCACCAAATCCTCTTCCAGTAAACGTTACCCAAAATATACAGTTAACAACACCGCGTGTATTCAGACCATTCTCATTCAATAATGTAATACCCCCCTCAATAGCGCTTCCTCATCAACCAACATTTATTGACCCTAAAACCCTCCCTAAAAATGAAAATGTTATGACTTGGGGAAAACCAACGTGGAATTTATTTCATACTTTGGCGGAAAAAGTAATTGAACATCGTTTTTTAGAAATAAGGGCAGGACTCTTAGATTCTATATATTCTATTTGTTTAAACTTACCTTGTCCAAAATGTGCCGAACACGCAAAATCTCATTTAAACTCGATTAATTTTAACACTATTCGAACAAAAGAAGACCTTATAATGCTTTTATTCGATTTTCATAATAACGTAAATTCACGTAAAGAATATCCTATTTTCAAATATGAAGAATTAGTAAAATACAAAACTGCTATTACTAAAAATATTATATATAACTTTTTAATTGAATATAATAAAAAATCGAAAAATATTCGATATTTAGCAGATGACTTGCATCGCGAAAGATTAACATCTTCGCTTAAAAAATGGTTTACTGATAATATTCAATATTTTGAAGATTGAAATAATCTATAAGGGGGGAGGGATGGGAAGCCTATATACTAACAAATGTCTAAATACAATTTATTTGTAAAAAGGTCTCATTTGATAGGCTTACACCGAAACGTTGTTCGTGAAGGTCTAGAACAAGTATTACTATTTCCAGAAATAATGTATTGTAGACTTGGAACTCCGACTGATGTTATCATAACTGCCCACGCTATACCCCCCGTTCCTCCTATAATAATTCCAGCTAAAAGATACGCAAATAGATTTATAGTGTACGCTTGGTTTGTATTATCACCGTCTACACATTTGTTAATACTGAGCCATATAAATTCTATTATAATTAATAGAGGAAAAATCACTAATACCGGTATATTTTGTACTAATGCTTGGTTTATTTTTTCTTGTGTATAATCTTTTGTATTTAAAATTCCTACCGTTGTTGATTTTGGATTCGCTAAATTTAATATAAATATTAACAAGTAGAAAAATGTAAAACTATAAACTACTAAATTTAACGGTATTTGTGAATAATATTCTCCGTTTTCACCCAATGTAATTGTTCTACATTTATAATTTTTGCTCGGTGTGGCGGTGGAGGTGGTGGAGGCGGTAGTGGAGGCGGTAGTGGAGGCGGTAGTGGAGGCGGTAGTGGAGGAGGCGGTAGTGGAGGCGGTAGTGGAGGAGGCGGTAGTGGAGGCGGTAGTGGAGGCGGTAGTGGAGGAGGCGGTTGCGGTCGATGTTTGTTGAGTTGGAAAAAACATAGCTAATATCTTACTTATAAATATTGTTATAATACACGTTAGTAAAAGACCACATAAATAAAGAACTCCGCGTAAGTCCCACATTAATAACGATTGTAAAATAAAAAATGAAACAATAATAATAGGTGCTAATCTAAATATAAGATATGGTAATTCTACTATATTTAACGCCATTTTATATATTATGTTTATTATTTTAGTAAAAGTAACTTTTCGTCCTCCTCTTAGTAAATATTTTATATTAGCAAACGTTTAATTGTGTAATTCCGCTCCATTGAATATTGTTAGTGGTTGCCCATTTCTTTTTCGCACAATTTGCTGATAATCCAGTTGATTCCCATTGTGGGTCGTACGGGTTTATTGTGGTTGAATTCGTATTCTTTGACCCTCCGAATGTAAAAAATGGTGGTGTTTTCATAGGGTAATATTCTATAGCTTCTTCTCTGGAAAATTTACCATCTTTATCGTTTGTTACTTTGGCAGGTCGACCACCACCTGTTTCTCCTTTTTGTGAAAAATCATATCTATTGATATAACTCCCATGTTTAATTTTATTGTCATCTCCTAAGAATTGCCCAATATTATTTACATGAGTACTATCAATAATTTTACCTACACCAGTAGTATGTGTTAAATAATTTCCATTATTTTTCCCATTAAAATGACAAAAACTACCATCAGGTATCCATAAATCTGGACATTGAGACGTATTAGATGGAAATGTTTGGGTGTTATTCCCGTTTTGTATCATTAACCCGATAAATGTTAATGCCAATATTAAGGCAACAACCGCTATTATACTAACGACAATATAGAAATACTCCATTAATATATAATATTTATTATATTATATGTCATTATTTGGAACACCAATCGATTATTATAATAAAGAACCAATACTTACCAATGAAAATATTAAATATAATGGACGAGTTAATATTTTAGAACCAGAAGATAAAGACGTGCGATTTAAAATGTTTGAAAAGATTTCCATAAAAAACAAAGCAACTGAATATAGGGAGGCATTGGTAAATGTATGGGAAAATAATGTTCTCGCTCAAGTATTTTTTTCAGGTGAAAATATACAAATTATACAAAACGCAATACGTAAGGGTGTTCACGATATGTCTAAAGGTAAATATGTTGTCCCCAATCAAAATATAGATACACTAAAAATAATTATGCGTTCGACCTATTTAACTTACGCCGAACACCACCCCGATAAAATCACCGAACAAGTTGAACGACTAAATGGGTTGGTTTTAGACTATTGTGTCCCATTTGTTTATAATGAAACGAAATTTTATATGAAGTATTTAGAAGACCAGTCGACGATTGCGGTTCCTTTTGAAAAAAGCAATAAAAATGATCGGGTATATAAACAACTTGAACCGAAGTTTTGGTTCTAATTCCGGGAAACCTACGGTTTCCCCGGACGCCCCTTCCCTTTCCCCTGAGCGACCGGAGGGAGCGATAGAAAGACCTTTTCACACGATCCTTTCCCCCTGAGCGACCGGAGGGAGCGATAGAAAGACCTTTTCACACGATCCTTTCCCCTGAGCGACCGGAGGGAGCGATAGAAAGACCTTTTCACACGATCCTTTCCCCCTGAGCGACCGGAGGGAGCGATAGAAAGACCCTTCGCGGATTGATTGATACTAACTATAAAAAAGTATTTATAATTTTACATATTTATACATAGTCTATGTTATTTACATATGGTCGCTTGTGTTTTGATAACGCACAATATAATTATACTCAGTGTATAAGTCAATATTAAATTTTTCTCTATTTTTTTCATATGATGTAATTGATACCTGGTTGCGAACATTACAATATACGTGACAATTTGTTAAATTTATCAAGTTTTTATAATATACCAATCGGTCAATATCTTCCGCATTTACCCATCCTAGTTCTTCATTTGTTATTGTATTTTCTCTACGATTTTGTATTGAGACGAACTGTGCTACTGCTATAACTTTTCCACGTTTCTGATTACTTGCCATTTTTTGTACAATGAACCATAATCGGTCATTTTCCTTAACGTCTAGTGCGAAGGTTTTAATACGCTTTTGAATTCCCCATATACATAAATGTGAACTATTTTTAAAATTTGAACCATCAGCAACGCGAACTAGCCAATTTCTACTCGGTGTTTCCATTTTATTCTAAGTAACTTTTAATATTGTATTGTTAAATATACCTATAGCAATATTCAATTTATAAAAATCAATTTTTTACAATCATTTAATCCAATTAGTGTATTTATACTACAATTAAAAATAACGTTTTAATGTTTTTACAAACCCAAATATGTTAATAACAGCCATATCAATTATTTACTGATAAATTGGTAAAGGGTGCTCGAAAAACTGTAGTTTTGTAAATATATAATATGAAAACAAAAACCGTTCCAGTCACCTTCAAACTCGTTTATACATATATAAAAATACATTAAATAGTTCTAAAATTCAAAACATTAAAAAATCACTCGCACGTTTATATTGCGGTAAAGACTTAAACGGTAAAAAAAATTAATAAGGGTTTTAAAAGAGGCTTTATGAAATCGTGTAATTCATAAAAAATATTTTACATATTTATATTTTAAACATCAAACCTAATTACTTTCGGTTCTTCTACCAAATAAATAAAATTATCTATATTGTATTCACTCTGTATCAAAGAACATTTCGGAGCAACCGTGACTCCCTCCCCCCCCTCCTTCTCCACTAAATCGCAAACAACTGACATTGTTTCATATTTCACATTTCTTAGTGCAACAATCGCCGGGATCAACTCCTTTTGCTGAATCTCTACTGCCTCTCGTATTAAATCATTATTCGTTGGCGTTTTTCGATATTCTTCCAATCTTTCATCAATCTCTTCTAAAATGGAGTATATACGTTCATTTTTCAGTCGCAATAATTCTATTTTTGCTGGATTTTCATATACTTTTTTATATTCATCATATAATATAGCAAACCCATCATTATAATCAGTATATTTCTTCAATGCCCGTTCAAATAATACGGTTGCCTTTTTATCACTCAAGTAATTAAACAAGACATCCATTTTTTGTTTAATTATCTCTTCCATCCCCTTCTCCGTGTATTCTTTAAAATAATGCATGTCGTCAAAGAAATTATACGAAACGCCATTGAATATACGTATATTCAGTCGACAAGGATTACGACCTACGTCACCACATATTGCTATATAGTTATTGTTTTTCTTTTTAAAGATAGTTCCCACGTTTCTTTTACAAACTATACAATTACCTTTTACAGAAGAGAGTAAAAAACGCCGTTTTTTCTTATCTTCTTTAGTACGGTTTTTGATCTTTGATATTTTCGATTTTAATCCTGACTCATAATCCCTTTTCATTTTAAAATACTGAGTTATTGCTTCTTTATAATTAACAGAATCGATAGCGACAGTATCGGGATTGTCATACTTACTCATTTCGTCTTCGAGAACGTCGTCTTTCACCTCTTCATCCACACCTTCAATCACCGGTTTACGGACTTTGTTCACCACACCCCTGTCATCATATATAGCCAAATTCGGTATAGTATCAAATACACCAATTTCTTTCAATGGGTTATTATAATATGAAACGTGTTTTAAGGAAGCCGGTATATTTAATATACTAACTATTTTATTATTGTTTATATGGAGATCAGTAAGCTCCGTAGTCCCCTCTAAATCTAAATATCGTATTTCATTGTAGGAACAATTGATGTATTTTAGTCCCGCCGGTAAATTTTTCAGTTCCTGAAATTGATTATTTGATATATTTATTTTCTTTAAATTTGGTATTCGAGTAAAATCTATATCTGTCATTTCATTACGTTCGAGATCGAGCTCTTTTATTTTGGATGAAAGTGGAGAAATAGATTTTAACCGGTTTCCTTGACATTTTATTATTTCAATCGTTTCGGGAATATTAACTATTTCTGTCAATCCTCCCGTTGGAGGTGTTCCAGCATCCTTGAAATGTATTTCTTTAACTCTGTCATAACCTTCATTCTTTAAAATAGACAAATCTAATCGTCCGTTTAATACTACATTTATTTTTATTGATGTTGTAAATTTAGGAGTCGGTGGTGTAACCGATACTATTTTTCCTTTACGGGTCTTCATTGTTTTTTCTCCTAATTGTTCTTTAAAAACGGCATTTGCTGTATTCATAACACTTGAGAGATCTGTATCGATTGTTTGTTCTCCTATGTCAAACCTTCCTGTATCGAATGTTCGTTCCCCTGTATCCATTGTTATATTTTATAATATATTTATTTTGTTATAATATTAATTTATACATTTCTTTCAAATGAATACGCCAAAATTAATTGAAAATAGCGTTAAAAATTATCTCTATTATTCTCTTCAAAAGTGCCACGAAAATCGAGTAAAAATATACTCTTATGTTTTAAATATAGCGGTATTTATAGGGTTCGTCTTTGTATTTGGAACAACCCTATATTTTTGTTGGAAAAAAAAACCGAATAAAATAGATTTAGAAAGAAAACGCGCCAAAGAACAGGAAATAGTATTAGAAAAAATACGATATTTTCAACAGGTTAAGCAACACCAAGCAGAAACAATGAATAGTTTGTCAAATCTACCAATAACAGATAATTTGGCAGAATCCTTACGTGAATTTGGAAGATAAATTAAAACTCACATTAGGTTTCCTGTATATCATATATAATATGGGATTAACCACAACTGAATTAAACAGTTTTAATGTTATACAACCAATACCGGTCGTTTTAATGTGGGGGGGGATATTTGCTATATTTACGTTATTTTCGGTGAGTGGTCTGTATGGTTTCAGTATTTATTCAAAAATATTTATTCTTTTTGCCGTGGTATTTGGAGTTTTATTTGTATTTATTGTATTTTGGATTTATTGTTTCTGTTTAGGTGGTCAAAATATAAATAAAGCATGTGCTGTTACAGCAATTATATTATGTTTCACACTAGTACCGACTTCTCTTTTTCTTTTATTTACCCCCTTTATAAATGTTTTTGCCAATTCTATCGGTTACATGTATTACTCATTAACTAGTTCAGAATTAAATAATATATTTAAATTTAACATCGCTCATTATAATACAGATATATTTACACCAAATAAAAACGTGTTATTAACATTGTTTAATAATGAATATACCATTGGAAAAGATATTGACAGTTTTAATAGTAAATACAATGATAATGATAATCCATTTAAGATAGATTTAGATAACGATAATAATAAATTAACGAGATTAGTTTCTGGTAAAAATACAATTGGTATTTTGTCATGGTTTTATATTGCTACTGTTTTTACATCTATTATTAGTATAAAATATTTATCAACTATATAAAATGAATATACAAAGAATGTTACAAATCCATAAAGTATCATTTAGTATATTGGTATTTGTCGTTTTTCTTTTAATAATACATATTACCCGCCCCGCCATCATTTACAACAAAGACGGGAGTTTTAAACAATTTGGTATTGGATATATGAATAAAACCGTTGTTCCTATATGGCTGGTATGTATTATTTTAGGTATTTTTTCATATTTGGTGGTTTGCTGGGGAGCAAGGGCGGAATTTTAATTATTTTATATTATATTCAATATCAAAAACAATGATTTTTATAACAAAGTGTATTTAATATTATAAACGCTTAAACCCATTATTTGATTTAACGTGTGAACCCATACATTAAATAATATTATCAATTACAATACCATTATTAGTCTTAATTATTTTATAAAGTCATATAAATTTATAAAATGCATGTTTTAAATAAAGGTTAATGTGCAAATTTGCGGGTTAAATAGTTAACGTTGTTTATATTTGACTGTAAATTTACGTTTTCTTAATGGATATTGTTTTTTACCTTTACTTTTAGTTTTATTGTACTTACCACCTCTAGAACCTTCAGATGGGGTGAAATACAATTTTTCTGAACTATTATTAATATCGTCGTCATCGTTTTTAGGTGTATATGTAATACGCCAAATTGACCTATCATATTTATTAATTGTCTTATTGATAGGGTCAAATTGTCTCTGCTCATTATTGGTTTTTAAATCTCTAAACGTACTGGCTATATCTAACTTATTAGTCGTATCTATGAAATGTTTTATTTTTTCAAGACTTTTATTCTCTTTACGACAAAGTGATTCTTTGTTATCACCCGGATCGTTATCAAGTTTATATCTATATTTCCAATATTCATCCGGTATTTCCGATGGGGGTTTTAATGTTTCTAGATTACACTTTTTTAAAAAATCTGTTACAAGTTTTCTAACACTTCTTTTCTTGGGGCGTGTGACTGGTGTAGTATCCGCTCGAAACAGTTCAATCAACTTCCCATTTGGGTCTAAAAACGTTCTACGTTTAATATTGGTTTCTTGCCCATTATATGATGATGGATTTGGCATCTTATACACTGTACCTTTACCTCTACTGAACATACCTTTACTTCTTCGGAACATTATATAATACGAGTATATATTATTAATGTGTTAATATTTTAATAATAAACTAAAAATTAATTTTTAAATTCACGAAGCAATAATAATAATATCTTTTTTAATCATCTACAAAATCGCGGTCTTCTACCGCATCATCCTCCCCATAATAATTTCCATTCATATAATCCACCCCAAGATTTTGAATATCCCATTCTTCTTTTTCATATTCGTCGTCTGCCATTCGTTTTTCTTCCATCTCTAAATCCGTCACATCCAATCGTTTTTCTTCAGGATGAATTACATAATCATTTAACGCACCTGTACTCCCTCCTTCTCGTGTTAATAAATTAACTATATCATTGTGTTCTTTGTCATATATACCTTTATCGTACTCAAATACTCCCTTTTGCATTCCTAAATTCCAACGCCCCATTTTCATTTTCTTCAATGTATATTCCAACTTTCTTTCGTCATCCATCATATCTTTAAAATAATCGGTAATTGTCTTTTTTTCATCCAGTTTTGTTCTTATAACACGGTCATTTACTGTTTTATAGGATTTATTTATTGCGGTTTTTGTATCTTTTTCAATTGACAAAAATGATACCAACAATTCCACCGTCTTTTTCTTTATGTTTTCCAACTCTCCCCCCCGCAGTTGTATTCCGTTTAGTCGTTCAGCCTCAGTTTCAGCGATTTCACCAATCATCCCAACCTCCACCTCCACACCCTTTGTCTCTTCAGTAGAGTCCGTATTTCTCTTAATATTTGCTTTTTTTTGATTACGAAGATTGATACTGTCCGTTTTCAACACATCGGGGTCGTTACTCTTCTGTAAATATTCATACAAAACAGAATTAAACAAATACTTGAATAACAAATATATAGTGTCTTTGTCAAAGACGGAATAAAACGCATATTCTTTAATATCCCCTTTTTCATTCACCCCCGTCTTTCTTAATGGAGTAATAATCGGTATATAATCAATAAACCGTACCAATACATTTAATGAATCTATTGTTTGACCCAATAATTCGTTTATAGAATTATCCCCCATAAACTTCAATAAAGGCACGTAATACATTTCTATAAATTTATCAACATCCCCCCTATGAAATATTGACAATTCCCAATGAACCGGTACGGTTTTAAAAGTAGGTTTATTTTCTCGTATCATTGTTGGAAATACAATCGATAAATCATGTATTACATTTTTAGTAAACCGAACCATTGTCGCCATTTTTTCATCTGTATCATCTTCCCATACAGCAAAATCCTGTATAAATATCTTCGCATCCTCTATTCGTCGTAAATCGATACTTCCACGGTATTCGTCAAAGAAGTCATATATAGATTCTGTCATCTTACCATTCGAATATATCAAATAATTCTTTAATGAACCGATTTCTTCGCTGTCCGTTTGACTCATCGTGTTTGGCAAATATTTGGTAAGAACCGCACGAAGGTGTTTTTTTAGTGGTTCTTCGATTACACCGGTTGACACCATTTGGGTGTCATCTAAATAACTTATATATTCCTCCATCGCTTCAATATTAGGTATTTGAACGGGAACCGGAACTGCCGATGTAATGACATCGGTTTTAATCGCATTACGATTATTCACTAATCTTAATAATCGATCAAGGTCGGTTATTGTGTAATTTTTCCCGTTTTCTTTTAAATACTTTGTTTTCTCCAGTATGGACCAATTTGTATCATAATTGGACGATGGTTTGCTTGAAACGAACGATTTCAAATAATCCGGTATAGGCACAGTTTCGTTGTCAAATTTACAATAATGAATAAAAGATTGATATATATTTTCAACGGAATGACCAGTTATCGGTATTATAGTAGATCTACGTGCTGTTTCAACCGCATGAACATAAATATTGGCGAATGACAGAGCGTCATTTAACCTGATTGAGGTTGAAAGTTTCGAAACAATTTCTATATATCTGGAAATATCCGGTTCTTTATTGGCAAAATAACCCAATACAGTTTGATTCGGCTCTTTATCGCCACCTCCCCCCGCACCATTCGACTCATTACAACACGAGTTTTGTAAAAAGGGGACTGAGTTAACTGTCTTTAACAACGGACTACTTTTCTTTACAATATTATTAATATATTCTATAATCGCAAAAGTATATTCAATCATTTTCGTTTTCACCAACCCGAGCTCTTGCCATTGTATAGATTCGCCTTTCGTCAAAGAACGTTTAAACCCCTGAAAAAAAGTGTCGGGTAGAGGAGAACTTAACAATTTGACGGCGATTTTGTAATGAATTAATGGTGGTAAAAATGTCGTCCATTTTTGAATAGTATGGGCTTTCGGTATTCTTCCTTCCCCGCCTATCCCACTTTCGGGATTTAAAATTAAAAACTCACGTTTCTTTGAAAACAACGTCAATACATCCTCTCGTTGAATAACATGTTTTGATATAGATTTTATCATAGCGTCCATGAATGTTTGAATCGGATTTTTAATTGACTGTATAGCTGACCATACACCAATCGAACTTTTCGAAACATTCAATACACACGCCAGATAACGGAGTCCGTCGGTATTTCCGTCTTCTCCTCCTTCTAACGGAAAACCTGCGAATGAAAGAACACACCCAGGGACAGTATTTTCCGGCTGAAAGGGGGGGACGGCGGACTGTATGACAACTAGTGTCACGAAAGCGACAATTAATATGATATTTTGATTGCGATATTGAATATATGGTTTCGGTTTTTCTACTTTTTTCATTTTTTCTATATATTTCTTTTCACTCGCAACCACCACATTAACTGTTTCACTTGAAATACGTATTACATCATTCTCAATACCGTCAGGAGATATACCTATATTACGACATATAGTTGTCAAAATATTATATATAGTCTCATTCGTCTCGTTTTCAAAGACTCGCGGTGGTTTTACGTTTTTAGTGTTTCCGGATACAGGTATTGAATCTCCCCCCAATGCGTTACTTACGATGGCATCTATGTCTTTTTCAATTGTTGTTTTTGTTTGAATCTTAAACCCCGCCTCGTTAAACAATTCTTCTTCTACGAAATCGATTTTTTGTATAATACGACCACTTCCACCGATCCCGTCCACAATAGAATCACCATCCTCACTTAATGTCCCATATTTACGCACAATCTCTTTGAGTTTCAACGCGTATTCATCACTTCCACCTACAACAAACGCTTTTGCTAATTCGTATATATATATCGGTAATAATTTCAAGTTCGTTTCACAACAGTAAAACCAATAGGGTGATTCACCTAAGTTATCTACCATCGGTTCACGTGTAAATTTGTCAGTGAATGTTAATATATCATTCTGTTTCTTAACAAAGTCGGGTTGCGATAGGATTTTTTCTAATAACACTTCCCATTTTGAGTGTTGTCCCGTTCTTTCGTTAATAGAATGTTTGTCTATTTCACCCAAATCAAATGCGTATTTATTTTCTTTGAATAATTGTATTTCTTTCATTTGTTCGATTTTTTTTGAACGGACAATATTTGATTTTAGTTGTTTTTCCAGTTTTTCTTTTAAAGAATCCATCGATTCGTCAAACCGTTCATCGAATTCCTTAAAAAGAGATGCCCTTGTTTTTGCCAATATTTCGCGCCGGGCTTCTTCCGTTTCTTGACATACATCTGTTTTTGTTCGTTTAACACATCTGTTTGGTTCAGTCAAGTTACAAAGAAGGGTATTATTATCCATAAAAATGGTTTCGTCGATTGTATCGTCCCTTTTCCATACATTTCTTGTTCGAATATAATATGTTTTTACTATATCGTGCTTATCAACCGTCTCTTCCGCGTTTGTATCTCCCTCTTCCTCTAATCGCCGACTTTTAACCGAAATAATAGGGTACGTTTCTAATACGGCATATTCACCCTCCATAACCTGCTTCTTGCCTCTAATTATATCATTTGCCATTTCGAGAGAGATATTACGCGGAACACCGGCTTTTTGAACAAGGTTTTCAGCGAAATAATCCAAAAATTCGGGGGCGGGTATAGTTAGTTTCTTTGATTTTAATTCCTTTGTTAATAAATCATACGCCGTTTTATCCAAATCCTTGTCGTAATAAATCTCCTTGTGGTTGTCATTCTGTAAATCACGTAACGATTTATATTTTTTAGTTAAGAAACGGCGCGAACAATCCCCTGGTTTTATTTTTTCCATCTCATCGGGAGTTAATTCTTCATTTTCATTTAAAACACTTTCAATTAATCTATCTGGAATTGTCAAAGATGTCAGTAAAATACGAAGAGCGGTGGTTGTTGTTTTTCCAGAATCAGTATTCAATATAGTATTTAATATTTCACTCGTCCTTAATCCCATCACTTGAGGCGGTATAAAAGTATCCCCCAATTCATCGTAAAATATCATATTTGATGCCCTCGTGCCTCCTTCGGGGTGTCCTATCCCACGACGAATAAACTTTTCAAATGCCGATTTATAATTTGTATAATATTGATTTTGTAATCCAAGGTTTTCTTTAAATAATTCAAAGAAAGGTTGAGCAATATTGTCGCCAGTGTCCCATTTTTTCTCGCGAATAAGTCTATATTCCTTTTGATATTCTGATTGGTGGGTTTTCCAATTTACAATTGCTTGTTTAATAAAATATCGAATTCGAACATAAGAGTTGTATGTTATATTTGAAGAATAAATCGCGAATGGTTCAAGTATCCCGACTATTTCTAACAATGAAAACCCGTTTAGTTTTGTTTTCGGCAAATATCTTTGAATAAGTCCTATTAAATCATATGTGTTTGGAACAATCTTCTGTAAAAAACGTTCGTATTTTCGCGAGTCTGTTTCACCTACCTGGTCGAGTACTTCGCCTATCCTGTCAATCGTAAAGTCTTTGAAATTTGAAAGAAACGGTATATTTGTCTCGCTTTCTCTTTTCTCGTGGTTGAATTCATCGTTTAATGTCTGTTTCCTTCGACCGGTTGGTATGTCTTCATTGCCAATCGGAACTGGAATTCTTTCCAATCGGTTTTCTGTTTTATTATTAAATATTTTATAGAACATTGGGTAATTTTGAGAATAAAGTGAACGTGTTAAAATATTCGTATTTGGTAAATCTATCTTTGAAAAACGGACGATTTCTTCCGGCATCATTAACAGCGATTTTATATGAATCGTTTCATTTGGTGTTATTTGTGTTTTCTTTGTGTGTTTTTTTCCTTCTATCCAGTTTAATGATGTACCCAAATTGTATTTTTGTATTACATATTTCTGTATATTAATCGCTGATTTTTTATATACGATGGATTTGAATTCTTGTAAATTGTCTATTATTGCTTCTATATCCGCTTCAACCGGTTTTTGTTCAATTATATTTCTTTCATTCGATAATGTTTCACTGTTTGAATATGGTAGTGATATTTTTTCCGTTGATTTTAATAACCGCGAATACTTTGACATCGCCCCGTCATTATTAGTGTTTTTGAAATAATTGGTTTGAACATTGGTGAGTTCTTTTAAATTATCAATGAGATTTGTAACGTGGGGAGTCGCTTTTTGATCTATATTTTCTTCTCCTATTCCAGCCCCTACGAACGGCGGTTCATCTTCTGTAGCATCTTCCGTATAAAGCGTCTTATTTACCGAAACAACTGGAAGTATCCAACGTAAATTTGAAGAAAGAGACTGTATCTTTTTTACTAACGGTTTATACCCTGTTCCCAATATTAAAGGTGATTCTATATTACCATATTTATCTATCTTTGAAAATTCTTCTCTTAATCGTTTAAAATGAACTATAATTCGCTGTATGTTATCCATCACCGATTTTGTGCGTGAATTGTTCGGTATGGTTGAAAGTAATTCATCCAGTAAATTAGTTACTTGTTCATCCAAACTATAAATTTTATTTTTTGAATCCACCTCAACAATCTGATTTACAATTTCTATATCTTCCATATCAAAGACAATGTCATTCGCATCAATATACATATTGTGTAACGTGTCTTTCACATTGGCTTCAAGCTCATAATCGTCAGGAACTAATAATATAGATTCATCCCCCTCTTTCTCCTCTTCATCCGCTTCGTTATCGCTTTCCCCTTGAGTTTCGACTATCTCATCGTTTAATTTTTGGGTTGTCTCAATATATTTAGGTTTTTGCCGAAAAACGATTTTCTCAATCGATTTATCTTCTGGAAGACCTTTATACTCAAAGTCGATATATATTACGTCTAAACTGGGATATAAAGTAATTTCCATTTGGTCATCCTGTATTTCTGTGATTTCACCTGTAAAAATGACAGGATAATCGCCTCCAAAATGGATGTCAATCCATTTATGTAATTCTAGTCCATTTTGTGCTATATACCCTTTTAATGGCGATTTCCATATAATTTCTATTTGTTCTATTGATTCGTCCCTCAGTTTACTCGAGTCCTCTTCATTATAATAAAGTGTATATGGGTATAATGTCGATGTGTTTATTAAACTAATTTTACTAGTAGAATCAATATATTTAATGAAAAATGATTGTTGATGAAGTTCAATATTTGACGGTGCGTGTATTTTAATTATATCTCCATATTCTAAATAAATAGGGGGTATATCTTGTTCCTCCATTTGTATATATTATTTATTATATTTCATCATAAAAACTAAATTTTAACCCTTCCGTCTAAGGGTACCATCCCCCTCCCTCTCTTGTTTACAACCAGTATTTGATAACACGTGGGGATTTCAGTGAGAATGGATTATTAATTTTATATGTGGGTATAAAAGATACCTCACGTATAGTTTCAACTATTTTAAAAATGTAAAATAGTTGAAAATTTGAATGTCGACGACGCCCCACCCATACTCCCCCTCTATATCCATTCCCACTCCCACCCATACTCACCCTTCTTTATTTCTTTGACTTTTGTAAACAAACAACCAAATAAAAAAGGAAATATTCTAAATGAAAAAATGAACGATAATTATTCTCATATTGAAACATAAATTTATTTAATTGAGTTAATAACTCATTGATATATTCTATTTTTATATGGTCTTTCTTTAAATAATAGAATAAAATATAACGTATTGCGTCCAATAAATCTAAATTATAAACCAATATATCATATATTATATCACGATATTGCGGATAATCGGTGAATATAGTGGCATTATTTAAAATAACCAAAGAATCGATTTGTTTTATAACATTGTCACATATTATATAAAAAATATCTTTTGGTATGTCGTCCTTTGATTTCATTAACGCATATGAATAAACTTCTTTGAGATTTGATATTTTGTTTTCATCATTAAAATCGGTCTTTTCATCGAGAATTTGTTTTATTTTTCTTCGATTTAATCCCGCTTTTTGAATACCGATTCCTTGGATAATCTTTTCTTTGGATGGTCGTGAAAATGAATGAATTTTACATTTATTTAATATGTTAGTTGGAATAAAACTAATATGCTCAGTCAATATAATAAATTTAACGTCAATAAGAGGATCGATAGGTTTGCTATAGTTTGTATTTGAAGAGTCGTGTGTGTTTTCATCAACGTCAAAGTTACGCTGTATAAACGCAGAACTAAACGATAAAACATTCATATAACTATAGAAAATCTCTAATAATTCGTTATGTATTTCATGGAAATTTTTACATACAATAAATCCTTTTTTATGTGGTTTTAAAGAGATGATATGAATAATTTGATAAAAAATGTCGTGCCAAATGAGTTTAGAGTTACACCCGAGAAGTCCCATATCAACTTCAAAATGGAAGTCACTAATATTAATAAAGAAGGATTGTTTGTCGAGAGTGGAATAAATTTTATTTTCGAATTTTAAGCCGGAAGGGCTAAAAGATTT